CGAAAGAGTGCCCTCATCGTCTTCTTCGACAGCGGTCACGCGAACTGTCAGCGCCGCAAGGCCGAGCCGGGCGTCAGTAATCTGGATCAGGTCCATCGGCTCGAGAAGGCAATATTTCCAACCCAGTTGAAAAGTATAGGTATTGCGATAGAGCAGCGAACGCTGGAGCACGAGTTGGGCAATCGTCGGCCCGACATAGAGTGGGTCGGCGATCAACCGAGCCTTGAGCGAGGTGTCGCGGCGCACTCCGTAGAGGTCGATCGACGCTTGATCGAAAGCCTCGACAATCGCAGTATTGTAATTGTTGGCCCGATCGAGGCATTCGACCTCAACCATATTATTCGCGTCGGCCGGAGTAGAACGAATGACGTGTACGGGGTCATCCGTGAACCCGCCGGTGATCGGGCTCGCCCCTGAGCGCAGCACCGGACCACCGGGTGACACCCCGAGATTGGTGCCGACCGATGATTCCTGAACAATGAAATCGTCCTCGCCAAGGCTGTATACCGGGGCCGTCACTGGCATCCAACTGTAGGTAGTCGTAGCTCCGATTCCGTTCGCCACAATCCCGCCATCACCTGAGTGGCCGATCGTCGTGTTGCCGCTCGGGGCGCTCTGGATAATCAGCACCGCGAAATCGGCGCAGGCCGCGCGCACACCAAATCCGGCGAGGTTGCCATCCCCGTTGACCGCCTGTGCGAGCCCAGCGGTAGCGCCCGGCATTTGCAGGTTAGCAACCGTTGTGTACTGAACCGTGTAGGGTAAGCCGCCATTGAAGCTGGGATCGGTGAAGGTCAAAGAGAGCGTGTCGCCGCCCGTCTGGGTCGGAGCTCCAGAGAAGGTTGCGAGCGTGAAGGCGTTCGTTATCGGCTGGTCGCCGTAGGGAAGGATCTTGAGCAACCCTCCCGACCAAACGAGCGCACTGTTTGTGATGTTGGTGATGTCGGCCAGCGATTGTTGTGCCTCCTGCTGCGTGTCGAGGAGTGGTGAGAGAAAGAGCCCAAGAGCTGCGCAATAGCCGGCATAGGATGATAGACTATCTAGGTTGGCTGCGGGGAAGTTGGCTCCATAGCGCGGATTCGTCAGTAAATCGGTAACGATCGCGGCGGGGTTGGCGTCGAGCCCGTTGGCGCCACTCGACGATTCGATGCCGAATACCTCAAACGTGAAATTCGGCAGCGTCGCGGTATCGCCGAGCTGATAATTCGCAAGAACAATGTTCGCGGTGCCGGAATAGCTGAGCGCCTTCTCCGGATGATTGGTGGCCCAATACGGGTCCGTGGCCTGCCCGTCAGCACCGAGGTTGACGCTGGACAGGCTCGGCAGACCGGAAGTCTCGCCAATGTTCTTGTCCCACCAGGCGACGCCAAATCCGATGATCGGCCCCTGACACACGCCCAGGATTACCGAGGCCGAATACATATATTGCTGGCCGCCGCCCTTGCCTCCGCCGCCGCCTTTGCCGCCACTCTGCTTGCTCGGTGTCGCGGCGAAGTCGTCATAATCGAGCAGGTTGGGCGAGACCTTTGTGGTCCCATAGACCAGCGGAATGACGCCGCCTTGCTGCGAGGTTTGAAATTGCAGCGACCCGACTACACGCGCCTGCTTGGCGTTCGAGCCGCCGCCGAGTATCCCACCCATGTCAGGAAATCAGAAATCAGTCGTTAGCGAACGGATCGAAGAAGCGTACAGGCCGTCTCGCGAGCGGCGGTTGTGTCGCATCGACATCGACAACCCCGGTGCTGTGCCAAGCGTGGATCAGCCGGGGCCAAGTCAAAACGATTGCGCCATGGGCGAAGCAGCGGCCGAATTTGAAGACGGCGACGTCGCCAGGCTGCGCCGGCTCGGCGATCTCGCGTGCGTGACACGCAACGCCGAAGAGGTAACGTTCGGCATCACGATGCAGGTTCCAATCAGGCGGATAGAACGGCACGTCGATATGCGGAATCACTCCCGCTCTCTCATACACTTCGGCAAGGAGCATCAGGCAATCGGTGCCGGCGCCCCTGACCCGCCCCATATGGTGGTAAGGTGTCCGCAGCCATCCCCGCGCTTCTTCGATGACCACCAGGCGCCGCGGATCCACGGCGGAGCCGATCTGGCATCTGCCCGGGGGTTCTGTCTCTGGGACGACCACAGATCGCCAACTCATACTGCGGTCTCCGGCGTTGGAATAAAAGGAAAGCCGCCGAAATGAATGGCGTTGTTGAATACGTTCGTGCAGGTCGCGAGCGTGTGATCGCAACCGGGAAGCAGCTGGAATTCATCACCAGGCAGGACCGGCGAGAGAAACGCAAGCTTCACATAAACCCATCCCGAAGCCATATTCGCAACCGAGCGGCTCGACCCGGCATTGGCCCCGGTTGCACCGATGATCGTTCCCTGAACATAGAGGTTCGCAGAGGCCGGATTTAAAGAGGTGGCAATTTGCGTCTGGGTGGATCCGGCCCCTGCCGCGAACGTGGCTTGAAGCTCGGAGCGACCAAATTGGCACATCGCGTCGCCGAAAACGTGGGTGCAAGACGATTGCCAAAGGCGGCGTGGCATCTGGATGTTCAGCAGCTCGAGATGCGAGCGGCATTTGAGGTCAATGCCAGTACGGCTGCAGTCGATGTCCGAGATGCGGCCGGCGAAGAGGACCACGGTTCCCGGGCTGGTGTCGCCGTAAGTCGGCATGAACGCCCGTTCGAGCTGAAGGAGTGCACCGTCGAGTTGCCCTTGCCATGCCGCCTGCAGAAACGGCGTCCCGCCGATCAAATCCGTCGACTCGGGATAGATCTTGACTTCGAGCTCATCGACCTGGGTGCCGATGACGATCTTGGTTTTGGAGCGTTCGAATTTGGGACCGAGCACAAAGACGTAGCCATTCGCGGCAATTGCTGTTGGCGCCGCGGAATAACGCAGTACCGAGCCGCCCACCAGAGTGATCGTATAGAGATCGGCCATGATAAACTTATCGCTCGAAACGAGCGCGATTAGCGCGGGGCTGGCTTGTTTCATGAACGCACCGATATAAATGTCAGCTTCTTCAACTGCCATAACTGATACATGAAATTCTCGAAATCGTATTTGTCATCAACGAACCGGCAGCGAAAGTAATAACTGAAATCTGCGGTGATGATCAGCCCGCTGCTGGGTGCGGAGCTGAATGTCACAAGCCCGGTCGTCGGATCGACCGTGTAGGTCGTCGGGACTTGCGTAATTCCGTTGAGGTAGATCGCGCGTACGACATTCGGTGCGCCGATTGGTTCCAGAAAACCGCCGCCTGGCAGTGTTGTCCCCATTGCGCGCTGGAGCTGGAAGACGGACGTGCTCGCGTCCCCAGTGCCGATTTGCTGGCCGGCGACTTCAAAGTCGCTCGGGTCTTGAAACAGGAAAGTTCCAAAAGCTCCTTGGCAGAGCATAAAGAAGCCGAGGAGGGTCCTCAGCTCGTCATAGCCGGCTTGCGGGTCATCGCGCAGAAAGTCATAGACCAGCGAGAATTGCCAAAGCGGATAGGGATAGTCGAGCGCTCGCAACTCGCGTCCGGACACTGCGCGCTGGATGCGGGTCTGAAACGTCGGCGTCTTTGTGACGCTCCAGGCGAGCCCGGGCAGCGCAGGAAAAATCAAAGCCATCACGCCGTCCGTAGTGTCGAGCCGTTGCGCATCGCCTTATTGAGAGCGTTGACGAGAAGGCTGCCATTGCTCTGGAAAAAGCGCTTCACGTCTTGACTGTCGATCGCTGAGATATTGACTACGACGGAGTTTGCACCTGGCGCAGCGCCGCCGCCGGAAATCATATTCTGGAGGCCTTGGCTGATATTAGCCGGCAGGATCATCTCGTTCTGATGCACCATCGCGAGCTGATCCGACGGGACCACCCACCCTCCTGCGGCAGATGCGATTCCGCTGGCGGCTGCCATCACGGTCGCCTCGCCGGCGGCCGCAGGTCCGGCCGCCGCCGGCCCCATCAGCGGGGCCAGAAAGGCGAAAATCCCCGAGAACGCCTGCGCCGAATCGGTCATGACGCTTTTAACCGCATTCGCCGCCTTGATTGCCAGCCCCGCCGCCATCCCCTCCCCTTCCGCCGCGGTCCGAGCTGCTGCGCCGGCCTCGGTCGCGGTCGTCATGCTGAGCTCGCTGGCAATCCAGTTAGTCACCATCTTGACCCCGAGGTTGACGAATTCGGCAAGTATCGATTGCGCGATATTCGCCACGGCCTTCTGCAAAGTCGTCGTCCCCAGGATCATACCTGTGATCGAAGTATCAAAGGCCCGCTGTATCGGCTGCATCAGGGTCTCCCAGATTCGTTGGCTGGTCTGAGCTGCCTGAACATCGAGCTTCTCCCTGTCGGTTTGAAATTTTTGATAGGCCAGCAGCTCTTCATCCCACAGCTTTTCATCACCGCTGGCCTCTTGTTGACTGCTGAACGCAGACCTCGCTCCGACGGAGCCGGACCCGCTGCCGTCTACGAGACCGCTGGTCGGCAGCATTCCCCCCCCTATCGACCCGGCAAGATCTGCAGCCTTGGACTGCAGTGCACCAACGCCGGTTCCGATCTGGCCGGTAGCCGCGGCAAGCTGCGATTGCGCCTGCTGAGCGATGTCACCAAGCCCGGCGAGTTGCGTGCGCATGGCATCGGTCGCGGACTGAACCGAATTTGCCGCGGCCTCCATTCCGGACCGGAGACCGTCGATTTGAGCGCTGATAACGACGCTGGTTTCAACATCGGCCATAATAGCCTCGTGATTACGATCCGCCCGCGCGCCGCTCGCGGCCTGTTGCGATCTCTGTACGTCCGTCAGTCGCGAGTGACTGCTCGGCGGCTCAATTCGGCGAAATCCAGGACCACGCGCGATAGGCCGGCGTGAACGTCTCCGGCACTGAACCCGGTCCCTAACTCGGCGAGCATCGCATCTGAATTCGCTTGCTGCCCCCGTCCGGCCGAGATCGGCGGGAACTGCCTCCGCCTATCTTTGCTGACGCCCAGAAAGGCGGCGACGAGCAAGTGCAGCGGCGGATGCTGCGCCCAATAGGATGTCAGCTCTTCCACTTGGAAGAGCGTCATCTCGTCAATTACAGGATAGCTGTATCCACAGGCGGTAGCGAGGAGACCATAGAGCTCTCTCCAGTGGTCGCTATTCCTGAAACCATCCGCGATGATGAACCGGGGCTCGTCTTGCCTGCCCCCGGGCTCGTCCCGGGGGCGCGCGCTTCCCCCACCGGGGTTCCGCCCGACTTCAGCCCGGAGCCGGTGAGGACGCCATTCAGCACGGCACTGGCGTTGCCGAGATCTAGTAAATTCTCGACTTGGTCTGTCGTCATTTCGGGATAGTTGCGCTGCAACGCCGCCGTGACGATGTCCACAAGCACCGATATTTGTGCTTCCCCCATTGACGCGCCGATCTCGGTCAATTCCCTTACCTTGGGCATCAGCCGGCGGAGCTGGCCGAGGGTGAGGGGCGGCACCACCCAGTCCTGGCCGCCCATTGTGACGGTTACACCGGGGATCATCACTCTACCGTGCTCAGATAGCCGATCGTTCCCGAGGCATCGGCAAAAGCGGTGAAATCGAGCTCGCTGATCGTCCAAGTGTCGAGCTTCGTCGGCAGCGACAATTTATTGGCTGTGCACGCGTTAAGACGGAGGGCAGTGCCACTCCCGTTGTAGGCTGTGTAGAATGTCGCCTTGAAGGTGGGAGTGATGCCCATCGGCTGGTTCGCCAGGGTCAGCCGGTTGCCGCTTGTTGCGACGTTATAGGTGTACGAAATCAATACTGCGGCACTGGCATCCGCAGAAGAGAAAGTATAGACGCCGGTGGCGAAGTTGACGGAATATTGTCCAGCGGCCGCAGGTGTAGTCACTCGGTTGAAACGATTGCCGCTCGCAGCGTAGCTGACGCCGAGGTCATCATTGTAGCTCGCCGCGTTAGCAACGGTGACCGTGTAAGGTGTGGTAGCTGGAATCGCGGCGGCTTCGAGTTGCGAGACGGCGAACTGCCCGGTAGCCGGTGTCACTCCAAAAAAGATATCCGAATACAGCAACCCGAGGATCTGCGCGAACTTTGCCTTGCCGGTTATCTTGCCTTGCCCGCGCGCGATCGCCACCGGGAATTGCAGCTGACCATAAAGCTCTTTGTCCGACCAGTCGAAGTCGATTTGGATGTCTTGCAGCACACCGAACTGCCGTGGGCCGATACCGGAACCTGTCACATCCGTGCGTTCGCCCCATAATGCGCCGGAGCCGAAGCTCAATTGCATTTCAAATACTCCCTTTCAACAGCCGCTTCAGTTTCTCCTTGGCGGCATGGGCGATATT